GCTGACTACATCAAAACAGTACGTACATTTGGTTCTGAGCAAATCAACCTACAACAAATCGTTTCTCAACAAGACGGTCTCTCTAAAATTGCTCGTGACTTCTCTGAAGTTCGTAGCCAAGACGAGTCTGACGCTATTGTTGCTACCCTCAAAGGCGTAGCCGCTTACGAAGTTTCTCGTGGCGCTGGTCTAGTCGGTTATGACACAGATGGTGATGGCGTTACAACTGGTAACTTCGTTGATATCAATGCTGCTGGTGTATTCGGTGCTGCTGCTGCCACATCTGCCTCTGATCAGCGTAAATTATTTGATGCTACAGCTATCGGTGCTGCTCGTGGTCAACGTCTATTCCAAGCTCTTGGCATGGCATTCAAAGACTATGAGCCAGACTTCATGTACATGGTTACTTCACCTGAAGTATTAGCTGAACTACGTGCTGCTAACTTAGTAGACGTAACTACAGTTACTGATGGTAACCTAACATTCCAAACAGTGTTCGGTGGTAAGTTCCGTCTATTACTCAGCCGTGTTGCTCAAGGTGACTTGTCTGCTTCTGCTAACGTAAATGATCGTTCTACAAAGACCACATTCATTTGCAAGCCAGGTGCTATCAGCTTTACAAACATTGCTGTTCCTACACCTGTTGAAGTTGATCGTAGTGCAGCTGCCTATACTGGCGGTGGTTCTACTGCTATCTGGTATCGTTATGGCTTCGTAGTTCATCCAATGGGCTATGACTGGGCTGGCGCTACTAATGCCTTCGCTACCAATGCTAACTACGGCACTGCTGGTTCATGGGCACGTAAAATGAATGCATTGAACTTAGGTATTCTACCTATTCTCCACGCTTAATCTATTAGGAGGAACTGATGGCACTAGTCCTAGGTACAAACACATATGTAACTATGGTCGAAGCTGATGCATACTTTGATACTCGCATTGATGCGGGTGCTTGGGTAAATGCTCAGGATGATGACCAGGAGTCAGCATTAGTGACCGCAACTCTCATACTTGATGAAAATCAATTTATTGGTGTTGCTGTCAGTTCCACACAGAGTCTTGCGTGGCCTCGTAAGGGGGCTTATATTTTTGATCCTAGATTAGGACAAGAAGTTAACTTTAGTGTGACTGAAATTCCAAAGAGAATGAAACAGGCTGTTTTAGAAATGGCTTATCATTTACTATCTAATGAAAATTTGTTAGATAACAAAACACAAAACTTTGAAGAAATTTCAATTGGTACTATTACATTGAAAGATAGTAATAATGACACGACTAGAACTCCAGTAGTTCCTACTCTTGTTAGAAAATACCTAAAACCACTTTTAGTAAACCAAGGTTCTACTCAATGGTGGAGGGCAAACTAAATGTCCCTCAAATCAAAAGTACAACAATCCGTAGATACTGCCTTTGAGAAATTAAAGGATCTTTCGGTAACAGCTACTTTTGACAATAAGATCGTCAGTGGATTTAATTTTACCACTGGTTCGATTGTAAAAACGGATCAGACATACACTGCTCAAGGCTTTCTAGGTACTAGTAAATCCTTCGAGTCTGGTATTCCTGTTACTACAACATCACTCACAATTAAAAATAATCTTACAATTAATTTCGATAGTTATTCTCGAGTAACTATTGATGGTATTAAATACGGTTGTAATGTTATTTCCAAAGATGATTTCGTTGTTGTACTCTCATTAGCAGGAGTATAATATGAGTATGTATAGTAAATTAAAGTCAGACATATATGGTTTATTCGCTTCAAGCGCATGGACAACAACTGGATACAAAGCGTATCCTGCCAACTATAGTGGAACAATAGATACTACTACTTCTTTTATTAGGATTAGTATTCTACCAGGAAGAGGCACAGTTGATGCTCATGGGTTTAAGAAAAAATTCTCAGGTATGTTAATACTATCGATCTTTGTCAAGGCAGGTAATGGTGATTCAGAATTGTTCACTATTGCTGATACTATAGATTCATTATTTCAAGGTAAGACTTTGACAAATGGAACCCAATTTGGCGCAAGCACAGTAATGAAGCTTGGCCTTGATCCCGCAGATAAATCTCTTTATCGTGGTGATTATTCAATAAATTTTAAAGCTTATGGAGATTAAAACACATGGCACATATTACATCAATCGGAGCTGGTATTTTCTCAGCTATGGCCGTAAATACAACTGAGATTACTGATCTCACTTCTGTAGATACACTAGCAGAACTAGTAGCTAAGTTTAGTAGCGCTGCATCTTTCACTGAAATCAAGAACGTCCGTGAATTCCCACAAATCGGTACACCAGCTAACATCGTTAACGTACCTGTTTATGGTCAAAAGACTTCTAGCCAAATTCAAGGCCAGTCTGATTCACCTAACTTAGAACTTACTCTAAACTACATTCCTGCTGACTGGGCACCAACCTCAGCACTAGGCGCTTTAGTAGGTAATGGTAAGATCTATGCTTTCCAGTTCTCTATGTTAAACGCTAAACCTGCTGGTTTGAATACTACTGCAGGTGCTACTGGTCTAGGTTCTGTTGACAATTCTAACTTCTACTTCGTTGGTAAAATCGAAGCTCTATTAGTTAGCCCACAGTTAACAGATGCTAACCAAGCTACATTAACATTGTCTTCACAAGGCGGCTTCTTCGGTCCTGCGACTGTTGGTCTCGTCTAATGACAATTTGGGCTAGTTTCTAGTCCATTTACCAGGGGACGCTAAAGAGAGATCTGAGGCTCCCCTTGGTTGTATTTATAGTATATATTAAGGATAATTATGATTGATAACAATCAAGATAAACCACCATTCAGTAAATCATTTGTTATGAAGACTACATTTCGTCATATGAGACGTAGTGTTGATATTAGTATTCGTAAATCATTTGAAAGATTTCAAGATTTTGACAAGAATAGTGAAGTAGGTAGAGAGATCATGGAAACATTATCTGTGTTACATACAGTACGTAAAGTACTCGATGACTTCCAAGAAAATAACAAACAGTTATTTAATGATAGTAAATAAAAGTAAGGAAATATAAAATGAAACATCTCGTTGGAAAAGTAATGTCTAAGAAAACCAAATTTATGGGTGAAGACGTTACAATTAAGAAGCTTTCTGTATCTCAAGTTATGGAGATTCAAGAAAAGTCAAAAGCTGTTGGAGAAGATGAAAATGCAAGTATCCAACTATTACAGTATGTGATTGGTTGTTCCGTTGATGGAGCAGATCAGTTATCAACTGAAGATTTTAGTGCATTTCCTGTTGATGAGCTATCTCGTCTGTCTAATGAAGTACTCACATTCTCTGGATTGGGAAACGTGAATCAGGGCAAATAACATTAGATAAGGAAATGATAGAAGTCTATGACTTGGCATTTAAACTACATATGCCAGTTTATAGACTACTTAAAGAAATGCCCTATGAAGAACTATTAGGTTGGTTCGAATATTTTAAAGAGAGACCTGTTGGTTGGCAAGATGACCAGCGTACTTATATGTTATTACAGGCACAAGGGGTTAAAGAAAAACCCGAGAGACTATTTGCTTCATTAGCTGCTATTAAAAGAGCTAATAATGAAGATGAGAGTAGACTTGCAAATTCTATTATTAGCTCAGGATTATTGAATAAACTTCAAATGGCTGCAGCAGATAATGGTATCCCATGGGAGGTTACAATTGATAAAAATTAAACTTAATGTCAATAAGGCATTAGATAAAAAGATATCAAATGCATTAGAAGATTCAACTAACAAGATAATAGATAATGCTGTTGAAACTGCTATAGAAGAACTTAAAAGAGTTACTCCAAAAGATACAGGATATGCTGCAAGTAGATGGACTTCTTATAAACAAGAGTCATTCAAAATCTCCTTTTCACTATCAAATAAATTTTTGATTAGCTTAACCGAAAGTAGTCATTATGTTAATAATGATGCTGAGTATATTACATATTTAAATGCTGGATGGTCGAAACAGGCACCATCATATTTCATTGAACAAACTTTAATGAAAAGTGGTTTCGAACCCACTATAATATAATTTTTTTGCCCTTTGATGCATCACACTATTCGTGATATATCTTAGGGCATTTTTTTAAGGAGATTTTATGTCAGATATCGCATTGAAAGTCACGTCTGACTCGTCACAAGCACAAAGGGACTTAGACAAACTTTCTACATCAGTAGGTAAAATAGAAAAGACAACGACTTCCGCTACTAGAACATTAGCTGGTCTTGCAACTAGTGTTACAGCTGCATTTGCTGCATTCGGTGCAGTTAACAGTATTACTAGAGCTTCAGATACCTTCACAAATTTAGAGAATAGAATTGCTCTAGTTGTAGGTAGGACTAAAGAATTAGTTGTTGTACAATCCCAGTTATTGGCTCTATCGGTAAAGACTAGAAGCTCATTGGAAGGTACAGTAGGTGTATTTAATAAATTTGGTTCTTCATTAAAGAATGCAGGTGCATCTACAAAACAACTATTACAAGCTACTGAGAACGTACAAAAGGCAGTTACTATTTCTGGTACTGCTGGTGAGTCTGCAAGAGCCGCTTTAATTCAGTTAGGGCAAGGTCTTGCCTCTGGACAATTACGTGGCGAGGAATTAAACTCAGTTCTAGAACAAACCCCTAGAATTGCACAGGCTATTGCTGATGGAATTGGTTCTTCTATTGGAGAACTAAGAAAGCTAGCTGAAGAGGGTAGATTAACAAGTGATGTAGTATTTAAAGCATTACTAAGTCAAACAGATAAAT